GGTTCGTTTTTTACTTTTTTTGTTTTTGTTTTTTTAGTTGTAAATGTTGCATTACCAGATATACTTCTCTTAGTCATATCTGCTATGACATCAAATGGTCTTCTTTTTGCTGGCAACATTTTTACAGCAAATTTACATGGTTCTACAAAAATTTCTTTACTGGTTTTTAAACTTTCTCTAAGTAACTTTGTCACTATTTCATCTGGTTTGCCTGATAATTGTTTTTCAAGTCTAACAATTTCATTTGTAAAAGCTTCCTCAGATACCATTACCAAAGTATATGTTTGTTGTTTATTTTTTATAACTCTACTTGCAATCTTAAAAACTTTAAGTTTATATTTTGTCGGTTGACCTCCACTTACCTGTTTATCAAAACTTGTCGAAACCTCTATGTTTACAATTTCACCACCTTGAATAGGAAATGTGTTAATAAAACCATTTGAATCACTTATAAGAACTGATGCTCCAAGAAACGGATTAGTAACACTTTCATGAAATGAAAATGAAGCAATCATATCACTATTAAGTAAAGATGTTTCTTTACTACCATCACCTTTTGATATAGTAAATTTCTTTAACTTATATTCAGTGGCATTTTGAAAATCCTGTTCTGCCATAATTACTTAGTTGCTAGAGCATAGTTTGTTACTAATCCTTCAAATCCTAGATCATTCATAGTGGGGTTACCTTCACCTGTCTCTACTCCACCACCATCTCCACCACCACCATAATAGTTGTTAGTGATAACTGTGTGTCCAGTCATATTACCAGGTATAACATTTATACCACTATTTTCTACATTAGGAGTATACATTCCAGTTTGAAAATATTTTGCTTCTTCTTCTTTATAGTTAGAAGGTAATGAACCATATGTCACACCTTCTGTAGGATTGTATTCCTTCATATTCTTAGCATCATCTTTACCAAATGCTCTGTTTATGAATTTTTTAACACCAAATCTTGCATTATCAATCATACTTCCGTCTGACGAATCTTTATTCCACCACTGTTTAACATTATTAATTTTATTTCCAACTGAATCTTTAAAATTGTTGTATTTACTCACAAGTGAGTCTTTGAAATTACTAAATTTTTCTCCAAACTGCTGTTTTAGATTATTAAATGTATTTCCAAGTGATTCTTTGAGATTATTAAATGTTTCCTTAAAATTGTCTTTAAAATTACCAAACATATCTTTTACACCATCAATTATGTTTGATATTCCACCTCCAATATTTTCAAATAAACCACCACTTGCTGCATCTCCTATACCAGAGAAAACACCCATTCCTGTTATTTTGGCATAATCACTCTTTTTATCCTTTATCGCATCCATAAAACCAAGACCAAAATTAAGGAAAGTTTTTTTGTTTAATGGTAAAACTGCTTCATCAGATCCACCTTCTCCAACTACTGATGGCAAACGATTACCAAGCATCATTGGTAATCCAAGTCCTCTTCTTCCTTTAACAATACCACCCTCCGCCATAGGGGTCATTCCTAAATCTCTGGCAAGTAAGAATCCATCAATACCTAAACCTAATCCACCACCAACACCATTAGCACCAAGAATACCAGAAGTAACTTCAAGACCAGCTCCTAAGAAATCTCCTTCTAATGCACGTTGAATACCAAAAGCAACACCAGCAAGACCAGCAATAATTGGAATTTTTTTAAGACCAGATCTAACTCCAGCAGCACCAAACTTCTTAACTAGCATTCTAGTTACTGCTCCACCCCTCTTAAGTCCTTGTTTCATTCCTTTTTTAACAAGTTGATCTGATGCTATATCTACTGCTTTTACACCCGCATCTTGTGCAGATGCTATTCTATAAGGAGCTAGTCTTGCAGCATCTTCTGGTGAAACATTTTTTGCTAATGCTGCAGACTCTCCTACAGGAGTAGATCTGACAGTCATAGTCACACCATCAGCTGCCTCATCAATGCCAAATTCAGAAAATTTCCTTATCTGATCTAATTCTCTAAGGTCTGCAGACTGCATTGCTATTTCCTGCATCTCTTTTCGTAATTTTGCAGACTGAGGACCATCACCAAATCCAGAAAGGAATTCCTTATCTCCTAGGAGAGCATCAAAAGGATCCATAGTTTGAGGTTTAGTGCCTTTATATGCTCCTCCAAAACCACCACTAACAGCATCAGCAGCAGCTGCTGCTTTTCCTTTGCTTACTGTTTTAAGTGCTGATCTTACCGCATTTGGTCGGATCTTAAACATTTTTGCAACATTTTGAGTTACTTTGTTTAAATTTTTGCCAAGACTTGCACCAAGTGTTTTTGCACCTTTTAGAGGATTTGAGAGACCAGCTCTAATACCAGTTTGTCCTGCCCTTATTGCTCTACCAGAAGTTGTTCCTTTTTTTGCTGCTGATCGTATACTCTGACCTACTCCAAAATTAGCAGCATCAAGAGCAGTCAAACCACCAAGAAGTCCAGCACCACCACCACCAGATTTACCTCCTGTCACGTTGATCATTCCACGACCACCACCAGCTCCACCAAATGATGCTCCTCCTATTCTACGACTAGATGCACCACGTTCTATTGATCTTTCTTCTCTACGTAAACTCGCTCTCCCTTCAGATCGTCTCTGCTGACTTTGAAACATTGCAAAAAGGTAACCATTAAACATGGTTGCCTTCGCCATATCAGCTTGTGACTGAGAAAGTTGATTTAATACTGTTCCCTGTCTTTGTATTGCTCCTGCAACGTCACTCAATCCTTCTTCTACACCACGAAGTCCAGTAACAAGTGCATTTGATAATGGTGCAACATCAGTTATAGACTGATTAGTTACATTATAATCAAATCCACCACGAAATCTTTCTTTATAATTTGTGGCAGGGTTGGTTCCAGCACCACCCATGCCCATTCTGCCCTTAGTTCTGGCGATTCTGTCTCCGCCAAATCTTGAACCAAGGGCTTTTCCGAAAAAATATCCTTTACCTATTCCTGCTTCTTCTAATGATGTTCCTCCTGCCTCTGCTTGTCCTGCTGCATAGGCACGTTCATTTGACGCCATATCGGAAGCTTCTTTAAGACGTCTTCCAATTTGACTTGCAATCATACTAGTGTAATCTTTATTACCCCTAGTATCGCTATAACCAACTGTTCCTGCTGCCATTATTGTTGTTGTTTTTGTTCTTGTTTAAGTTGTTCCATATACTGTTGTAAGAGAGATACGTAAACTTGTCTCTCAAATGGCATCATATTTTCAATTTCACTCAAACTATATTTATGATGTTGCATCAAAGCAAAGTTAGTCTTGTAATACCCCTCCAACGAATTATGAAAGAGGGCTATCCGAAAAAACTTTGTAATCCCGATATTGTGTAATCAGACACTACGTCAGTATTTGGGTTTTTAACCTTAAACTTATGTTCTAATCTAGGAGATGTCTCAAAGAATTTTTGTAGTTTTTCTAGTTGTTGAGTTGTCAAACTCTCTACAAATTCAATAAATTCCTTTGGAGTAGTGGTAGATTCATCAAATACCTCTTCTCCTTGAAAAATTTGATCTATACTTTCAGCAATAATCTCTATAACTGTATCCTCATTCACATCTTTTTGTTGAAATTGACTTTCTACAAATCTATTGAATGATGGATACTTCATTATAACACCTAGATCATCGGTTAGCATAATTTTATTACTATGTCCTTCTGGAAAATTAACTTGTACATCAGTAAGGTTTAATTGATACTTAACTTGTGTTTTTTCATCATCTTGACATGTAACATTAATATCAATAACTTCTCCAACAGAAACTGCACGAATATTGAGGAAAATATACTCTAAATCAAAAGTTGCAAGATTATCAATTTTTATTCTTGATGAAATACATCCTTTCAATAAATTAAGAACTGCGTTCCTAATATTTTTCTCATCATCACTTTCTAGTGCTAAAAGTAACACTTTTTCCTCTTTTACTAAAAAAGGACGAAATTTTATCTTTTTCTTATTTGACGGGATTTCCAACTCATGTGTTGGCAAATCGACGGTTGGCAATGCCATAATATTTACTCCAAGGTCATATTTATATTTAGCGACTTTTTCAGACAAAAAATAGCGGGAAAAATTTTCCCGCTTTTATGGAATTCAAAAGTCAAATTTGACTAGTCAAATTTGTTGTATCCATTCATCAATGCAATAGGAGAGTCGCCAGGATTAAGGAATGGAAATCGGAACATATTGTTGACGTCACTATCAACGTAGTAATGTTTTGTGTAATAGAATTGTGCAGTTACTTTTGTTAATTGTCCTGCTCCAAATTGTAGTGGCACTGCATCAATAGCATACGGCCATGCATGATCTAAAATAAATGTTCCAGATGTTCTCTGACCAAAATTAAGTGCAGGTCCTAATTCAGTTTTAGACACATATATTGTTTTACAATAGTCTGATGGATAATTTAGAGTAGTGGTTCTATTTTTTACTCTATTTGCTTGTGAATAAGAATCTTCTAAACTATTTCCTCCTGATGATTCAAGTGTGCCATATTCACTACCATTAACATCTTTCTCTTGAAAAATCTGTCCATACCAATCATATAAAAATTTTAATGGTGTCATATTAGCATCACATTGAAATCCTAACTGAAATTCAGTAAATACTCTGGTATGTGGATAATTTATCTCACCCTCACCAGTATATCTACCTTTCAATGTTCCAGTTGCTGCTTGTGTGTTTGGTAACTGTGCTTCGTCGCATAAAAATTCAAATATATTACGATTCATAGAGGGATTTTTAAAGTCCTCCATTGAATTTCCAATTTTCACCACGAAGTTATTGCTCATCGACATTCCGCCGTTGGCATTCATTACTCCTAAAAATCTATCTATTGACACGCTAAATACCTATGTTGGTACAATTATATTTATGGCGTATTCTGGGATTTATAAACCTATCAATCCCAAAAAGTATCGTGGCAACCCAACTAGAGTTATCTACAGGTCACTTTGGGAACGGAAATTCATGGTGTTCTGTGATAATAACCCCTCAATATTAGAGTGGGGGTCAGAAGAGGTTATCATACCATACAGAGCACCTGATGGTAAAGTGAGACGCTATTTTCCTGATTTCTATATAAAAGTCCGTGAAAAGACTGGGAAAATAACTAAGTATATAATAGAGGTTAAACCTAAAAAACAAACACAACCACCGAATGAGAAAAATAAAAAAACTGCTGCCTATCGTAATGCTGCATTAACTTACGCAAAGAACCAAACTAAATGGTCTGCTGCTAAGGAGTATTGTGAAGACAGGCAGATGAACTTCTTAATACTAACCGAGGATCATTTAGGAGTATGAAACAATGGCAACAGGATTCGCTGCTATCCAGCGTAACACAGCTACCTCCACGTCTGGATATAAAACACTGTTTGAAAAAATAACAGAAAAAACAAAGGGGGAAAGAAAAACATTTTCATGGTATCGTGCTGCTGTAAAATCAGAAGCAAGCAGTTACAATACAAATTTTAAAAAGTATATATTGAATGAAAAGAGTGATAATGTAGGTGCTGTAGAAGATCAAGACGCAAATGAACTACGCAGATACCCTGTACAAGGTCATCTTTACATGTTTGAGTACAAAGCAAAGATGAGTTACTTGAAATATTATGACAAGTTTCCTTTAGTATATGTTATAAAAGCAAGTAAGAAAGGTGAGTTCTGGGGTGCAAACCTACATTACATGACACCAAAGAAGAGAATTATGGCGACAAAAAAACTAATGGAAGGTAAAATTGACATTCCTAAGGTTTGCTTCCATAAATACCTTCAGTCTCAGGTAGATGGTCTAATGATTGATCTTGCTATCACTGAATGGGATACCGCAGTTCTTCTACCAACTGAGGATTTTGTTAAAAATGCAGGGAAACTTTCATTTCCTGTTGACAAGGAAGAAGTTTGGAATGACACCAAAGATACTTTCTACGACAAAATTAGAGGTCAAAGAATAGTAAAAGGATACGGAACAACACAATCTAGGGAAATGGCACTATGAGTCTACCAGCAAATGGAACTGATATATTTTACGGTACAATTGATGGTGATCAAGTGCCTAGACTCGACTGGAAAAATGGTAGAGCAGTTGGAAAAGGACCTAATGGAGGTCAAGGTGAATATATTAACCAAGTAGCATGGAGTGAATATAATAGCACTTTCTATAAGTGGGATGGAAATGACTGGGTTACAGTTAGTAATGTCGCAAATTTAACAGAAGCAACAAAATTATACAGAAATAAAGATCTATATCAAGAAAGTAATACAGCTGCTAAGGAAGAAATATCAGAAAAAGAAAGTATAAAACTTACACCGTATGAAGCAGCAGTAAATCCAGTAGGATTTACATCTGTCAGGTATCCTAAGAATGTTAGCACCGCAGACAATTCAGATTTTGTTTTGTTTGATTTTTTTGATTACCAACCTCCATTTAAAGACAACCAAACATTTAGTGGTGAATTATCAAATGATTTAAAAGCATCATTTGCAAATAATTTCTTTAGAAATGATAAAGATGTAAGATTTTTTACTAATGAAACATTACCACAATATAATAGAACAGCAATGTCTGCTGAACTTTACAAACGTGATACAACAGGTAAATTTCCTCAAATTATGTTGTACATGCCAGATGATATAAGTGATACATTAAAGGCAGAGTGGGAAGGAAAATCATTTGGAGCAACAAGTGCTGGAATTTTAAGTGCTGCTGGTGCTGAAGGAGGTATTGAAAAATTAAAAGGAGCAGTAAACGTAACTGGAAAGAGTATTAGTAAAGCACCAGTTGAATTAGCAGCTAGTTTAGTTACAAATTTAGCAAAAGGAATTACTGGTGACACAATAAACACTGGTGATATTTTTGGTGGTATTGATGGAGTAATTAGAAATCCAAATGTAGAAGTATTATTTCAAAAAATGAGTCTTAGAACTTTTGATCTAACTTTCAAATTAATACCATATAATATGGAAGAAAAAGATGCAATTAAAAAAATCATACAAACTTTTCAGAGAAGTATGTTACCACAATATACTATAGGTGATACTGAAGTTGGTGGTAAGAAAGGATCAGAGAACAGAGCAGTAGAGGCGTCATTCATCAAAGTTCCTAAAGTATGTAAAGTTACATACATGAGAGGTGCTTCAGAACATCCAGACTTACCAACATATAAGATGTGTGCAGTAACAGATGTAGCAATTAACTATACACCTGATGGAAACTATGCAGTTTATCATGATGGTTCTCCAGTTGCATACGAATTAAAAGTTAACTTTATGGAAACAAAACTTCTATTCTCGGAAGAAATTCCTGGTTGGAAAGATGGCAAATCTTACGGTATGATGGCGGGGTAATCAAATGTATTTTTCAATAGTTCCAAATATAATTTACGATGAAAAACCAGTAAAGTATCCTTTTTCTGCTGCTGATCGTGTAGTTGCTAAAAATTTCTTTCGTAGATATAAACTAAACGATGACATATTTTCATATGCAGTGTTCTTTAACAAGTATGCCATAATAGATGGAGAGCGTCCAGATACTCTATCACAAAAACTGTATGGAGATCCATTTTATGATTGGGTAATTCTCTTAACAAATAACTTAGTCAATGCACAATATGATTGGCCACTATCTAACTACGACTTGAATAAAACTTTAGAAAAAGAATATGATGATCCATACAATGAAATACATCACTATGAAACAATAAAAATTGCACAATACCCTGCTGGTCTACGTGTAGACAAAGCATTTTTTGATAGGCAACATAAGATAAATGATAACGGAACTATATCTGTGGTGAATGGAAGTTCTATCTGTGGTCCTGTAACTGTTGCTGCTCACTACGCAAAAGAAAATGAAAAGAAAAGAGAGATATACATTTTAAAACAAGAATACTTTACATCATTTGTTAATGATTTTAAGAGAAATAATATGTATCAAAAATCTGATAATTATATTGGTAAAAAATTAAAATTAACTGGTTGACTTTTTTGACAAAAAAATACCCAGAAAATTTTTCTGGGTATCATAGAATTGAGTTTTCAATTTTGGATTTACCTAATTAGTAAATTCAAGTACGCTGCTATGACTAATAGAGTTAGACATAGTTGATTGTACCTCACTACTCTTCTGCAAGACGTGCAAAGTATGAGAGTGCATCGTCATCTTCAACGATTGATTCTTCTTTCACAGGTGTTGGTGCTGCAGCAACTGGTGTTGGTGGTGCAACAACTTCATACTCTTCATCATCTACTGTAGGTGCTACTGGTCTTTGACCTATTGCAAGAACTAGATTGAGACGACGC